CCGGGAAATTCACGCACGACTTGAAGGGGTGCGCTCTCCTGATAAGGTGCGGAAGATTGTTGCTGACGTGGTTGACGATCTTGAAGTAAGGGAGTATCTTACAGAGCGGATAACAGCAGGCGGTCAGGTAGCAATGGGAATTGCCGGTGTTGAGGTTGTAGACAAGGTAAAAACAACTGATTGGCTGCTTCATCGACACTGGCAAGGTGATGACCTGAGTTTATCGCAAAGAATCGCACGGCTTGACATGATTGATGAAATTGCGGCTGATATATCTAAGGGGCTAAAAACACAGCGGACGGTTGCAGAGATCACACGGAAAATGGATAAGAAGGTCACATCAGATTTGCCGGGTTATATTGACGATCTGATTACGCTTGCGAATAAGCAGGATATGACAGTTGCAGGACGGCGGGCTTATAAGAAGTCGCTGAGGAAAGCACGGGATAATATCGACAAGCTGACAGGGAAACCGCTGCCGGGTCAGGCCATTAAAAAGAGCTATGGGAAACTTGTTGATGCTATTGAGGCGAATAACGTCAAGGCATTTGACAAGGCGATCGCAAGGGCTGTCCGGGATAAAGCCCGGTCAAATGTTGAGCGAATCGCACGCACTGAGTACAGCAGAGCATACGCTTCCAGTTTTCAGAAACAGTTGGATGAACGGGCGGAGGTAGTTGGTTGGCAATCTGTCCTTTCCGGTGGTCATAATGTAGTCGATATATGCGATACAATGGCGAATACCGACCAATACGGTCTGGGTGCTGGCGTGTTTCCGAAATCGGTGTCTGTCAGTATCCCCTATCACCCGAACTGTCTGTGTCAGCCGGTCAATGTTTACAAGCTGAAAGGCGAGCCGGAATATCAGCCCGGAAAGGCTGCAAAATATAACGAGCGGCGGGATATTGAACCAACGGCACGGCGTAAAGTGCCAACACCGCCGGATAACGCTGTAAAGGTAAAGGGGGAGGGGAATGAATAAAAGGCGGGATGGGGAGAAAAGTCTAATGTGGATAAAATATTGATAACTTGTTAAAAAACTGTTGACAACTTATTTGAAATAGATTATACTTATATCAGGTATAGTCTGGAACTATAACCAAAAATCCCAGGAGGATATTATGAGTTTTGAAAAGGCAATTCAGGCTCTTGAAGGGCTTGAAGGGGGCAGCGAGTTAGCAGAAGCAATTCACAGTAAAATCAATGAGTCTGTAACCGCTGAAAAGGATAAGGGCAAGTCGTACAAAAAGCAGTATGACACGACTGATAAAACCTTACGCTCTTTGAAAAAAGCACTTGAACCCCTCGGCTTTGAGGGTGAAGCTGACCCGAATGAGTGGGCTTCTGAAATCGGGAAGATTGTCAAGGCGGCAAAAGAAAGCAATAAAAGCGGCAAAGGTGGCGATTTTGACATCACGAATAATGTAGAGTTCAAAAAGCTACAAAAAGAATTGAAGCAAACCGCTGCCGATCTTGAAACAGAAAGAAGTACCCGGTTACAGATTCAGCAAAAAGCCGACAGGGGATTAATAAAAGAAACGATGTTGAAATCCTTCACTAAGGACGGACAGCCGACACACTACGCCGTGGGTAGCATAATCGACAATCAGATACTCGCAGGTAACGTGAGGGTAAAGGACGGAAAGGTCGTTTTTAAAGACCCCTCTGATGACGATTTGACGATTGACTATGACAAGGGGATAAAGAATCTTTTTGAAGCACCTGAAATTAAAGAGGCACGCCGAAATATTCAAATCGGAGGCGGGGGGAGCGAAGCGGGAACATTTACCGGCGCGGGGTTGAAACCCGGTGATTCCGGTTATGATGAAGCGAGACTAAAAGAGTTACGCAAATTAAGTAAAGGAATTTAAACCGCACAGCCTTCCTTTAAGGTTGTGCAAACAACCTTAAGGAGGGTTTTCATGTCAAATACACTTTTAACCTCAACCAGCGTAATACATGACGCGGCACTGATGCTTTCAGATAAGCCGTTAATTGCGAATCTGACAAATCGGTCAGTCGAGTCTGAATTTGCAAAGAATGTCGGCGATACTGTAAAGGTATCTGTTCCTTCTGTTCCGACAGCAAGCGCAATTACGTCAGGCGGAACTACATCGGCAACTGATGTCACAGAAACGTCAAAAGATGTGGTGATTCAGAAGCATTTCTATGTAAGGCATGATCTTACTGCTGATGATCTGCGTCTGTCTGTTCAGGATTTCAACATTCAGTTCAATGCGCCTGCAATTTCAGGGCTTGTTGCGGCAACTGAGGAATATATTCTTCGGAAGATAGTTGGCGGATTCAATCAGCAGCTTACAGGAACAGCCGGAAACGAGCCGTCAACGCACGCTCACATTCTTGCAGGTAGGAAAAAGATTTTCGATAACAAGGGCAACATGAACGGCCTTGTTGCGATTATTGATTCAACCGCTGCAAACAGCTTCTATCAGCTTGACATTTTCGCAAATCGTGATTATGGCGAGGAAAATGCTGAGGGACTGCGGAAAGGTTATCTGACTGAAAAGTCTGGTATTACTTTCTTCACTTCTCCGTATGCAGGTACTTTTGATGTACAGGAGTTTGATGATTCAAGTACAACCGCAACGACTCTGACTACATCAACAAGTGTAGCTCTTGCCAGTCTTGCAGAAGCAAGCGGAACAATTTCAGAGGGTACGCAGTTCTCGATTGCCGGTGTTACCGGGACTTTCACGGTTACGAAAGATGCGACTATTGCATCAAATGCGGCGACTGTTGTTGTTGACAGCACTCCTGATGCTGCTGTTTCAACTGCTGCTGTAACGGCTGTAACAGCTCCGAAAGAGAACGTTATCTACAATCCGGCTGCGGTTGCTTGTGCAATCCTTCCGGGTTCACCCGGGCCGAACGCTGCCATTGCTTCGATCAATGGTATGGGACTTCGGATTATACAGGGTGAGGTTTCCACATCCACAACTGGACAGTCGTGGGTATGGGATCTGTTTGTTGGAGCAAGGGTTGTCAAGACAGAACACGGCGCAACATTCTGCGGATAATAATAATAGGCACGGGGAATTGGCTGAAAAGCCTTTTCCCTATGTCTTTCTTTGTATCTTTCATTTATGGGGGTAAAAATGGTATTAATGACAAAAGATGACTTGACTAATCATCAAGTTCCAGAAAAAGAAGTGAAAAATTGGCAGAAGGCCGGTTATAAATTAGTCGGAAATATGCCGGAAGAAAAACAGGCAGAGAAGCCCGCGGAAAAGTCTGAAAAGAAATCCGTCAACAAAGAGGATAAAAAATAAATTGGGCTTGAGGGTTAAAATAGATAGCCGGAAATTTGAAGCTGATATGCGGAGATTTCCGGCAGCTGCCCGTAAGGCTATTGTGCAAGAACTTGGTCAGGGGATGTCTGGGATTCAGATTGAGGCAAAACAGCAGCATAGATTCAAAACGCAAACGGGCGTGCTTGAACAGTCGGTATTATCAGAAGTTGACCCGATAAAATTACAAGGGACGGTATGGCTTTCTGAACGTGTGGCGAGATACGGAAAGTATATACATCGGGGGTTCAAAAGTTGGCAGGCTGATCCCTTTCTGTATGATGCTTTCAGGCGAAAGAAAAATCAAATAATAAAGAATATTGAAACAATTATCATCAGAGTAGCAAGGGGGATTTTTTGAGCGATTATATAAGTGATTCCGATATAACAGATGTAGTTGTAAACCAGTTTACGCTTACAGACTACATAACAGAATCAACATATCAGTTAAATGATATTGCCGAAAAAAGGGGCGTGGATTCTGATGATATTGACATGGACGATCCACACTGGAAACTGAAAAGATACGCCGTTGCTTACGTATGTATGCGTGTCTGTCAAGATAAAATGGGTGTGAATAATAGCGAACTCCCGGCAGAGCTTGAGAAATACGCTGTAAAATATAAGCTGTACAAAGAGCTTTGTGATGAGATAGAGCCGAATTTAACAAGCTCAATGTTCGCCAATAATGTTGACGATATTCAGGATAGAGTTATGACCGGAAGGATGTTTCGAGGATGAGTACCACACTTCTTGGACAGATGGAAGCATCAATGAAAACTTTGATTGAGGGTATGACCACCACATCAGGTTATAACTTCAACTGGACAACTGTCAACAATGCTGATTATGCGCAGTGTGATCTTGACGGAGGTCATTGTGCTTATATAGAGCTTGACCCGGAGGAGATAAACATAGATTCAGATAGTGGCGCTAACGCAAATTCATATCTGAATATTGACACGTTTAAAATCACATCTTTCGGTCGGCTGTCAAGCGAATCTGACAATCCAGTATTTGACGGCAATGAGGACTTGAATAAACAACTTGATGATCTCAAGGAATTATTCGGCACTTATTATAATCTCAATGGGGCAATCGGAACGATACAATATAAGCGAGCTGTAAGAATAAAAGAGCCTGCCGGTGACATTTTCATCCCGAAAAAACTTGAAAGCTATTGGGATGTGCAATATGCGCAGGACAGGACTTCACCATTAACCGTGGGGTATTGATTATGGAACTTGTGAAAAATGAAATCGTTAATATTCATGGTCGGATATATCGGGGAGGGCAGAAAATCCCTAATCTTCCGAAAAAACCAAAGGCTGTAGAAAAAGAAAGTGAGGCTAAAAATGCCGCATCTAAATGACTTAACTGTATTGGCAATGGCAGCAGAAGGTACAGCCGGAACAGCGGAAACGCTTGCTGATGCTGATTACAATGTTCGTGTAAGAAATATAACATTGAAGCATATTACCGAAATGCACGATGAGGATAGCAAGTTCAGCACCGGAGATCACGGTGAGGACAATGCAATCGCTGGAAATCAGACTGCTGTTGTCGAAGGCGATATACGCTGCTGCTGGGGTGGCGCTGCCGGTACTGCTCCGACATGGTGGAAATTTCCCATGATCTGCGGAGCTTCCAATGTGTCGTTTACAACTACCGGGGAGGCGCTTGAGCCTTTGAAGGCTTATGACGCAAAAACCGGAACTATTGTAATTCAGGAGCCGGATTTGAGCGGTTCAGCACAGCAGACAACACTCGCAGGATGTGTTGGCAATATGGTTATTTCTGCTGATGCAGTGGGCGCGCCGATAATGGCACATTTTACGATTACTGGCAAAGTATCAAGTGTTACGACTGTGACAAGCGGAGATATTCTTGCGCTTACCAGTCCTGACACTACTATTGCAGAACGCTTTCTTGATGCTGATGTTACACTATCTGGAATTACAACCGGAAATCTTGTTTCTTCATGGAGTCTTGATTTTGGTAATGAGGTTCAGCCATTATATGACCAGAGTGAAACAACCGGTATTGACTATTATACGATTGTTACCCGGAAACCGAGATTATCAATAAATCCGCTGAAACAGTTACCGAGCGCATGGGATGTTCAGGATTACTGGCGTGATATGACGGAGGGGACTGTCTCTATTGACATCGGCTCTGCACATCATTTCCTGCTTACTGTTCCTGTTGCTCAGATACTTGATGCCGGAACCGGAACGCGGGAAGGCTATCAGAATTGGGATCTTGTGTATAAGTGTGAGCGCAACGGCACGACAAGCGCAACCATTAATGACGAAGCTACATGGCAGATATTGAACGGTGCGACATCTTAATAAAAAAAAGGGGGAAAGCATGGCAGACAGGAAACTTGATGCAGAAATGAGGCGGTTACTTCTGGGGGATATGCCTTTTTATGCAGGATCAACAGTTGATTACACGCCGGAGCATTACAAAAAGCTGCGGAAGATTGACGGGCAGGATGTAGAAATCCCGGAAGAGTATCGACCGGTGTTTTCGATAAGGGCATGGAACACGCAGGAGCGGGATCAGGCAAATTCTCTGCTGAAAAAGATTGAAGATATATCATCCAATAACGAAAAGAAAATCGGAGAGCTTACGAGAAAAGCGATTACAGGCTGGCAGAATGTTTTCGATGTTGGTTCTGGAAATGAACTTGATTATAAACCTGATCCTGACGGTGGACTTGACAAAGAACTGTATAATGCCCTTCCGCTTGTTGTGTGCATTCAGATATTTCAGGAGATTGCGAAAATTTCCGGGCTGATGGATGTGACGAAAATGGGTTTATCGTGATGGCAGCGGTTAGTACCGGTGAGCTGACTGCCGATTGTAATATATGCCGGATGCAGCCGAATTTAAAGACAGGATGTGAACATGATGAGGATTTTCCACTATGGGACGACATCGAAGGCAATACGTATTATGCCTGTCCTCTTAACTTTGTGTCCCCGGCTGTCAATGGATTTTTACGGCTGTATAATGCTTATAGAAGTGGACTTGTGAAGCTGCCGGATTTTATGGATTTGCCGGCAAGATATTATGATGCAATCGCTTATTATGAGAATATGCGGGAATTAATGAAACCGAAAAAGGGTAGATAATGGCTGAACAGATTAAAGTCGGAATTGGTTTAGACGACAAATTATCGCCTGAAACTAAAAGGGCAGTACAGAAAACCAATGCCGAACTTGGCAAGGTCGCAGCAAAAGCACAGGCTGTGAGTGGAGTAATGAAAGCGGCTTTTGCCGGATTTTCTATTGCCGCTGTTGTCAAGGGTATAAGTTCATCATTAAAGGCATACGATCAGCAAGCAAAGGCGGTTGCTTCTCTGGATCAGCAGCTTGGAAGAAACACAAAGAGCCTGCAGAAATACGCTTCACAGTTGCAAAGTGTTACGCTGTATGGTGATGAGGTGACAATTTCCGCAATGGCTTCGCTTGGGGCTTTTGTCCAGAATGAAGATCAAATTAAAAAACTGATGCCTCTTATTCAAGATTATGCAACTGCGAATAAAATGGACTTGGTGCAAGCGACACAGCTTGTTGGGAAATCGCTTGGCAGCTCAACAAATGCGCTGTCAAGATATGGTATAGAAATCACCGGAGCGGTTGGAAGTTCAGAACGCTTTGAGTCAGCTTTGAAGGGTTTGGGAAAATGGCAGGGTCAGGCGGAAGCCGCGGCAAATAGCGGGACGGGTGCGATTACCCAGATGAAGAATGCTTTCGGTGATATTGTTGAAATGATAGGCGGAGAATTTGCACCGGTATTTGTGGGAATTGCGAAAAATATTAATGAAAATATGCCTACTATTGCGAATGTAGCACAAAAGGCAGCAATGATAATTGTTAATTCATTCCGTGTTGTCCAGTTTTTATTTCATCAAGTCACAGCAGGCATTATGACTCTTGGGCAGGGATTTGGAAAAGTAATGGCTTTCATTACAAGAAAAGAATCTTGGAATGTTTTTGCTAATGAAATGGGAAAGGCTGCGGATGAAGCGGCAGATAAAGCAGTTGCCGCGCTTGAAAAAGTAAGTATGAAAACAGAGGAAATAAGGGGAAAGGTTGCAGGGTTTACTCCCGGAGCTTCATTTACTCCGGATATTTCCGGTGGTGGCGGTGGCGGTGAAACAGAGAAAAAAGTTGTTGGAAAAACTGCTGCTGAAAAAGAACTTGAGAAAACGATTGAATCACGCAAAGAGCTTACACTTGAATATGCAATGTGGGGAAAATCACAGAGAGAAAAAGAGTTGATTGAGCTTGACCAATGGTATTCAGAAAAAGCAGAGTTAATCATGTCAGCCTTTGATAATGAAGCTGAAATTACACAGAAAACACTTGCATTATATGGTGAGTATAACAACAAAAAGACTGATATTGATAAGCGATATGCTGAGAATAAGGAACGCCTCGACACGAGAAGCGGTAATATCACACTTGGAATGATAGGCGCTATCAGTAATGCTTATGGTGTTATGTCTCAGGATATGCGCAAAGCTGCGATTGCCGATAAGGTGACAAAGGCGGCTATGGCGGCAATAAATACCGCTCTTGCCATTACAAATCAGCTTGCTCAGGGTGAAGGTTACAGCGCACCCGCCAGAGCCATTGCGGTTGGTTTACAGGGGGCGGCGGAGGTTGCTGCTATTCTTGCGACACCGCTGGCAAAAGGTGCTGACTTTACGACTAATGGAAAGCAGCTACTTCTTGTTGGTGATAATCCTGGCGGACGTGAACGGGTTCAGGTAACACCGGAAAGCAGCAATAATTTAAACGGCCCGCAAGGGGAGACGGTATTCAATTTCAATGTGAACGGTAATATGACCGAGGAAGTTGCAATTAATACTGTCAAAATGTTTAGAGAGGCAATGAAAGAAGCAAAATACATGGGGCAAATTTAACACCTTAAAGAAAGGGTATAATTATGGGACAGACAGTAAATTCATGGAATCTGCCAACAGCTTCCGATCTTCTTGATACGAACAAAAAAGAGGAGTGGCAAGAGCTTGAGGCTTTTCTTGCAAAGGCAGGGCTTGCGATCAATACTGATGGCACTGTTAATACAGTCGGCGATCTTACACTTGACGGTGATATTGACGGTACTGGTCAGGCAGTTGATTTCGACCTGATTGACAATAACGCATCAGCACTGTCTTTTGATGCAACCGATAAGGCCGGTATCTTGGCTATCGACACAACCGATAGCAGCGAAAAGGTTACAATGTCAGGTGGACTGGATGTTACAGGTGCTGTTGATGTTACGGGCGCTCTGAGTGTCGCAAGCATTACAACTGATGCAAATATCGGAGAAG